CCCCGAAATGCCGACAGAGCAATTGGAAGTGGAATCTATAGAGATGACAGGCGTGACGGCCGTAGAACCCTGATAGAGTTTTATCGTCGTTACGGCAGCTGCAAGACTTCCTATCACACCGTTCGAATCCGAATTCAACATCGTTGAGTAGGATGTGAGAGAGCAGGAATAGCCATCATTTCCTTTAGCACCTGTATCTCCTTGAACTCCTTTGTCTCCTTTTGCTCCAGTCGTACCGGTATCTCCTTTATTTCCTTGCGCTCCAGTGTCACCCTTAGCTCCCTTGATAAGCGTCCAATTGTATTTCGTATAATCAGAAGAATCGGTTTGTATGAAATCCACGTACTGACCGATGTATGTACCTGAATCCTGGTTGAAGTTGGTTTTACCGTCTGCACTGTCAGCATAGGCAATATGCAGGTAAGAAGTCTGACCGTTCGCACCGTTTGCACCCGCAATACCTTGATCACCCTTTATACCTTGTGCACCTTTGACAAGTACCCAGGTGTATTTTGTCTTGTCGGTAGAATCGGCTGGTGTGAAGTCAACGTATGTACCGATATAGGTACCGCCATTTTCATTCATATTCGTGCCGTCGGCGTAATCGCTGTATTTGACATGGAAGTAAGAAGTCTGTCCGGTGTCACCTTTTGCACCTGAAATACCTTGCTCGCCTTTGTCACCCTGTATTCCTTGCAGTCCTTGTATACCCTGTGCTCCGGCATCTCCCTTGTCCCCTTTATCGCCTTTTGCTCCTGTTGCACCCTTTTCACCTTGCGGGCCTATGGCACCATCATTACCGTCAGCCCCATCATTGCCTTTGGATACTTGTTTTTTCCAAGAAATTGAACCATCTACCGGTTCGTCGATCGTTGTTTTGCCCTCTGAAATATTACAGAGCCACAAAGAACCGTTGTGCGATACACGGTTATAATATGAATATGGAGTATTTTTAACCCATTCACCACATTCGGCAGGAATACGTACCGCACCATCATTTACCAATATCTTGAACGATTTGGCAACGAATTCGTCCCCTTTCGGAGATAATACCGTTTTCTTTTTGCCTTCCAATGAATAGGAGTTGACGCCCGCATATTCGATGAACGCCGGAGCATCGTCGCCCGTCACGACAATCTCGATCAGATTCTGTCTGCCGGTGTCTGTTCTGTTGCCCATTTGAACGATAGAATCACCCGCCACAGGTATGTCCGTTCCGTCACAGTCCGTTTTTGAAAGCTCAATATAATCGTCACCGACAGCCGTCACAAGCCGCCAATAATACTTATTTGCTATATTCGTATAAACACCCGCCTTGACGTTGAACGTCTGACAGCGTACCTGGTCGCCAATGACAAAACCATTGGTTGTGGCCATCGTTCCGTCGTCAGCCATGAAATAGCAACGATAAACGTCTGAAATCTCTTCTACCCGAACAATCTTTGAACCTGCACTCGAGAAGATGATATTGCCACCAACGTACGATAGTTTCCGAATTTCAAGTTCGCTAAAGATTGCTTTCACTCTCACCAGCAGCTCGTCGACTTCCATGTAAGACTTACCGTCCGCTTTTTTGTAAATTCCGAAACCGTTACCCAATTGTCCGGATTCGAAATTGTCAGATTTCAGAGCCGTCGTTAGAATTCCGCCCAGCAGCTTCACAAGAAACTCGGTTGAATCCTCTTTATCCTTGCGTAAAAACATACCTGCTGATTTCAACGCTGACAAAATGGATGAATCTTTAATATCTGTATCACTGATATTGTCCGTAGAAAGAATGATATCGGACAAAGATTTACCGGCTATTTTCAGCCCTTTGAGAAAGTTGATAACACCTGATGCCGTATCATCGGAAACACGGCTTAAAAAATTACGACTCAAATCGTCTATATCGACTCTGTCATCAATAATAGCCAATAATAATGAGCCGAGCCGAAAAGCGGTATTAGCCCCTGCTTTTCGTTCGTCTCTAACTTCAGTCGCTTTTTTGCGTAAATCGTCTTTAATATCGGCCATAAATTATAAATTTTACCAAAGGAACAAAGGAACAATATCGTATAAAAAGACAGCTAATGACGCCGTCTGTGATGGCCCCATAAGTAAGAGCGCATTGAAGTGCTCTTTCCTGTATCTGCTGAAGAAATCGCGTCGATAACGATTCCGGTAAATTCTTCAGCATACATATAGGCTATTTGTTCTTTGAGTACCATGACCGAAGCGAAATAGGAACGTGAAAACCATTCACGTGGCTTTCGATGATCACCATATCTCGTTTCTTTCCCGGACACCTGGCGATGTTTCCCGGCCCGAGCACGTTTACCGTTTAGGGGATCGAGGAACTCGAGATTTCCCCCGTTCCCTTTTTTATAACCTCGCCCGGTACCGCAATCCTGGTAAATGCCGTACTCCAGAAATTTGTGCATGATGGTTTGAACGCTACCGCCGTTACCGATGACCGCGCCATTAATGCCTGAAAACAAGTGTGTCGTATCAAGAACATGTAGGCGAGTGATCTTTTCATGCCAAATGGTTATCATCATCTCTTGCCATGCCTTGATGTACTTTTCCCTATCTTTGGCCGAAGCTTTTATCTGGTCATTCCCATTCATCCGCATTGTATTGCAAGTCTACCGGTTCGGAAACATCAATCATAAAGTAAAGCCCCGTACAGCCATTCAGAAAATATTCGCTAATCTCCCGAGACATGACGTTATCGGTATTGAGATAAGTGAGTTCATTGCTTGCGTTGTCAGCATCAACAAGTAACCGGGAGTGAATTTGTCTGAAGAGTTGGCGGCAAGTATCCAGCGATTTTTGGCGGTCGGTCATATCACCGAACTTATACCTTTTCAGTAAGAAAACGGTAAAAGTGCGATGCTTGAAGAATCCCCCCGAACTGCGCTCGGTAACGCCGTCGTTCGTGTCATCAACAGCAAAAAAGGCGCTTTGCTTGGTGAAGTTTTCAAGAAGTTCGTCCAGCGAATTGATACCTCCACAAGTGCAGGCAAAGAAGTTATTCCTTTTTGCCAGTTTATTCTTAGCGCAAAGGTTATGAAAATAACCGATGGCATCAAACAGATTAATTGCGTCCATATTTTTTCTTCAGTTCTTTTGCTTCGCGGGCTTTTTCATTCAGTTCCGTGAGTGCCCGCCAGCAATCCATCGTAAGAACCGTATTTTCTTTGGTTATATCGCCACCGGTGAGTGCCCGAATTTCGTTATTCATGATTTCGACCATATTCGGCACCTCTTCGCTTTGTTCGCTGTCCTCGTCAATGCGTTCAAAGAAATGCGAGAACTCTTTGGCAAATCGGGTTTTCAGCGAGTAATACCATTGAAAGATAGAAACAAGCTCTTCCTTTTTTAACTTGTATGAGGACGGGTGTCCGCCTGACTTGTCGACGTACAAGAGAAGAGCCATTTTAACCAGAAATTCATCGTCATGTTTAAACAGATAACCTTGAAAAAAGTTTTCTATTTGCAGGTATTCGGAAAAAGAAACACCATGAAACAACGGATCGACAGCCGTCAATTTGCCGATGTGGAACAAACAAACAGGTACATGTGCCGGTACATCGACAAAATCTATGACTTTGAGAAACGACATAATTTGCCACGTCGGAAGCGTGAACGAAATACGGTCGCCGCTGGCCAGTTTCGTTTTGCAGTACCAACCTTTTTCAGTCTCGTATTGCACCTCGAGCCCGAGCAAGCGAACAAGAATATACACTTTCGCACTCTGTCCTTCATAATTGGCAAGCGCATAACAGACATAGCGGAGCTGCTGCTGTGTGAGTTTCTCCCAACAGTCCGGTATGTGAAACTCTAATTTTTTAGCCGAAAAAGTAGGTGGTATCGTCTTTATCATTTTTGTAATGTTCAAAGTGTTTTACTTTATATGCCGAGCTATCTTTATAAAGGGGGAATTTTGGCGGATTATCTTCAAGTACATTTACGACATCGTCTATCTCCCGACGGAAAGCGGGAAGCTTGTTGTTTATGAAGAAACCTACGGCACGGCGGAGCGCATGCAGGATGATGATTTCGTCATCAGTTAAGGTGTTCTTCCTGGTTTTTTCAAGAAGCGACTTAAACAATTCTTTTGAAATATGCGACTGTATAATCTCTTCCGCTTCGGCGATGACCGGGGCCAATTGATGAAGGTCGGAACGTAAGGCGTCAGGTTTGCCTGCATAGTCTCTCAATTGGTGGGCGGTATAGAAAAGCGATCCGATTCGGAACCGAGCCACGATCGTATCTCCCCAATCTTTCAACGAAGGGAGCATCTCAAGTACTCTGTCAACCGATTCGTCACGGCAATTGCCTATGAGGCGGCGCAACGAATCGACGCGATCACGGGAAGCCGGAGCTAAATTCTGATTGCTTACAACACCGAAACCCGTGGGAGTGAGCACCAAGTCGAGTAGGGGAATTCCATTGTAAAACGCCTTGAAACAAATATGTCGCTTCACCTCTTTTAAAAGCTCTTCATCCAAATTAACGGCTTTTGTTTCTACTGGGAAAAAGAAAATAACGGCATCCAGTGCAGCCGTTTCGATTTGATCACAAAGCGAATCGAATACGTCAGCCGTAGCGGACGTTGCCGTCAAAATTGTTTTTTCAAAGAAGTCTTTATCAATTGTTATTTTCATCGTCGTTGTTATTATCGTTATTACCCGAGTTAACGCTCACTTGCTTTGCATCCGTGTTTTCGTCAAGTGTTGTCAGCTTGATGATCGGAACATCCGGATAGACCTTTTCTTCCCAGCCGTTATAATAGATTACGACATTGTGCGGTGCATACATGAGTTCGTGAAAAGCGATCTCGAGTGATTGTTTCAACGTGAATAGTTCGCGTTTATCGCTACCGCTATTGTTCGATTGTGATTTCCCCGGAGTGGCACCGACGAGATTCGGATGAATATTGTCGCCGTAGCAAGTAATGTTCGAGGCCTCTTGAATATCTTCAGACCAATCGCCGCCCTCTTTGGTCGTATCAATCAGATTGACACGAACCATACGAACCTCTTTGCCGTTGGGATCAATATAATACCCGGTTATCCATACCTTGCCGCTGTTCTCGATACCTGCCACAAAGTCTTTGATATTCTTCTTTTCCTTGTTGATACGTTCGAGTTGTTGGACCGGTTCGGTAATGTGTTCCTGTTCGCAAAGATTCATCCAATAATCTTTGTGTACTTCGACCTGGTATTTCACCGAAGCGTGATTCTTCAGCTTCGATTTCTTACCTATTCCGATCATGCGTTTGATATCGAACCAATCCCCTCGAAAGATCGCCGTATAATAGGGAACAGGATAGTACTGACAGCCCGGTGTCGGGAAACGGACGAGGACGGCAAATTTTCGTTCCGCAGTTCTGATCCTTTTCTTTCCATCCATACCCGGAGCCCGCCCCATCAGAATCTCGAGATCACCGAGCGGATCATGTTCGTCAAGCAACCGGATCGATTCGATATCCTCTTCGCGAACGGAAGATTTGCGCCAATTGGCATAAAACACATGTTCGATCTTACCCCTCTCGTTTGCTTTCTCAAATCTGCAATAGCAAGCTTCTTTGTGGCGGAGCGTTACGATCTGCGACCCATCCCGTGACAAGATAATGACCGAGACACAGAAGAAAAAGTATTTCATGTCGGTTGCCTGTTCAAGCATAAAAGCCGCAAGGTTGTTTTGCAGTGTCCAACGGCGAATATCTTTGTCTTTGCTCTGTTGTCCTAATTTCATATCCATGTATTTAGGACCTGTCCCGAAGCAGGTCAGCACATTGAACAGTTTGTTTTGTGACATCACTTCATCAACGCCTATAAGACGGATAATTTCGAACGGTAGTTGATTGTCCGATCCAAAAGGAATGTACCGCCAATGGTGGTTGCCCTGAATGGATACCGATTGAATTTCTTCGGCATCTTCATCGAAAATTTCGGCACTCGATTCAACTGCCATCATTTCGGCCGTGACGTTGTCGGTACCGATTGAAAATATTTCACTCGGCATCAGCCCTTCAGTTCCCTTATTATTAAACTCTTTTTTGCTCATAAGAATATTTCTAAACCGTTAATTTCAAAAAGTGTTATATCCCGGAACTCCCGCAACAGGGTAGACATGGGAATCGCTATCTTGTGGGTACCGCCCCGCC